TTTTTTGGTTGAAAGCACTCGCTAACATACAAGGATAGGTTTCGATGAAATCCTTACCAAATACCTTGTTCACCGTTTTGATACTCACGCCACACTTCAAATCCTTCGTTATCACACGCTTTATCACCTCAGCGTTTTCATCTGTTAATGATACTAGAATCTTCTGGAGATGCTCTATGGCCGCATTACCAGTGTACTCTCGTTTAGTCAATGGTACTAACTGGTCTAATGCCCAATCAAGCGTCTTGGTAGTCATTTCACAAGACCTCTCGAATTCAGGAATCTTTCTCTGATAATACTGGGTATAAGGGTCTAATGCGGCCTTCAGAACTCGTTTCAGTTGCTTATGTTCCTCATTAATCGTGAGGACAGTCTCTTTAAACAATCGTGAATTATCACTTTCAAGTCTCGTTAAAATCTCGTGAACTTGCTCTGGTATTACTTTCTCGCCATATGAGTCAAATGGCACACCATCTCTTAATTTGACCATATCTTCTTTAGTTGCTGGCATCATATATACATCTCCAATATTATGTCTTTAAGTATCTTACTAGACTATTATAGTCTCCTATGAGGTGTTTGTCAACCATTATTTGCGGTACAGTACGAACTTCCTCACCTATTTCGTGGAAAAACTCTCCAAGAGATATTTGAACTCCTATCTCTTTGTATTCATAGTCTAAACCCTTACTTTCCAAGAGTTTCTTCGCTTCTCTACAAAAGTGGCATCCAGGCTTGCCGTATACGACAAACTTCTCGTATTCCATCATTATTTTCCTCCCAGTTTGCTCAAAAACAAATCTAAATCTTCTTCCAGCATATTGTATCTTAAAACCTCTTCAAATGATTTCAGTAGTTTTTTCATTGCAACAATATCTTTTTTCTTATTGTGATGGAACATACCATAATTATCTTTTGATGTACCAACACCTCGTTGTTCTAACATCCTACTAATATCACTATATTGTTCTTTTAATGCTTCTACTAGAATCTTATCACTTGCATCATACCCTATATCGACTTTCATAGATTCACCTTCCATTAGAAATCTGTAATAACATCGGTTAATCTTGATAGCCTATTCATAATGAAATAGTCATACAACTTTTTCCTAGAGCCTTTCGGTTCTTTACTGAACGCTCGTAGTATATCATCTATCAGTAATTGTGGAATTTTCTCGAGGTTGACCAGTTTATCATTTCTCTGCCATCTCAACATCATTTCATCTGTTGTACAAATTTCTTCGGGTTTTTGTGTAAGCCACACTTCGAGTTTTTTCTTCGCAACTGGAGTTTGTCGAACTCCCTCTACAAGACAATCATCTTGCGATAAGAAGTTTGGTATTCCATCACCCCTATCACCACGTATAGTATGTTCTTTAAGATATGCTATCGGAGATGGGTGCCTCACAAACTTCTTTTGCATAGGAGAATATTGCTGAACTCCTTTGTATTTGTGTAACTGAATAAAGTCTTTATCGGATGAGAGAATAAGAATTTTCTCTTCGGCGTGATGGTACTTACATATCACACCAATGACATCATCTGCCTCAGCACCCATAACTTCAATGTATTTGTAGGGAAAGAACTCTTGTAGGTCTGACCGTAGTGTATCAAAGATTTTAAAGATAACTTCCCAATCAAAAGGAGACTTCTCTCGTCCCGCTTTACGACCTGCTTTGTATAGAGGAAATACGTCCTTTCGCCAGTAGTGTCTACTGTCGTTGCATATTACTAATTCACCATAAGTCTTATTGAATTGCTTCCTATAATTCCGAAGTGTATTCAATATCATATGTCTTAACAAGTCCTCTGATACGTCTGCCTGTGTCTTGGCGTTCATCATCAAGGACCCAATCATTACTTGATTAAAGTCTACTAGTATCATTTTTGTGTCCTCTCCCACTCATCCATTAATTCATATATGAAGTCACGTAAAGAATCAAAATCTTTGACTTTAACATCTTTGATTTCAAACATATGCCCATCATTCTTATATTTTATGTGACCAATCTCTAAAGAATTCTCTACCTTTTTCTCTGGCGGATTCTCTTTCTCATTAATCTCATTCACGAATTCCATTTTAGACTACCTTCAGTTCGTTAATAAATTGTTTGGTCGTATCGATAATTCTCCACTCTTCAATCTGCTTATTTAATGCCGTGCCCTCATCTATCAGTTTAGACATCTCATCCTGGCAGAGGGAATAAATTGGCATTTTGATTAATATATCTATTATATCAGGTTTAAAGGTCTTTGTCAACTCTTTTTTGATGGTTTCTCGATTCTTGTTTTTGAATTCGAGTTTTCCGAAGATAACCATTTCGATGAACCGTACCTTTGCTTGAATCGTTCCAAGCCTGGAGGTGCCTTCTTCGATGAGATATTCGTATCTTTCTTCGTATTTGCCGATTCGATAGTCGCAGAAGTCTTTGATGATTCCAATAGGTGAGTCATATACTTTCAACTTTCCTTCGTGGTCGATGACCGTAATATTCTCGTTAATCTTTTTCTTTAGTTTGAATAGGGTGACAATCTGGTGGTCTTTCATTTTCTTACCACGCTTGAGTGTCACATCGAAATTGAATCCCGTTTTATCACATTTATCTGTATACGATACAATCTTTCCAGTGTCCTCTAGTTTATCGAGGATTTGAACATAGGTTTCTCTATTGAATCCAACTGGAACCTCTGTAATCTCTAACTTAGTTTGCCCCGTTAGTGTGAAGTTGCCCTCACAATAAACAGAATCTAGTTCTTCATAAACCTTTCCAGAAAAGTCTGGGAAGTATGGAAGGAGTTTCTCCTTATCAATATTCTTGCCTCTCAAATATGCTTGACATAACTTCGCAACCTCTTTCGGATTGCGAGGCTGTATCTCTGTAGCAAATCCGACAGCGATTCCTTTGATTCCATTCACTAGCACCCACGGAATGATAGGCAGATAGAATGCTGGTTCTGGGTCTTCCGGGTCGATGCTCTTATCAGCCACCATTGTATCAGCAAAATATGTCTCAAAATTATCACTCATTTGGACATACGTGTATCGTGGTGCCGCGGCATCTGGTACCAGTCTCGACCCGAAACTCCCCTCACCCCTCAATAATGGTATATTATTCGAGTGAGACTGGACCATTTTCGTGATTGCTTCATTCAGAGAGGCATCACCGTGATGATAATTAGCACTTGAGATTGTGTTACCACTTAATGAGGCGGTCTTGATACGATTCGATTTGGCCGTTTTCAATGCTGTATACAGAATCTTCCTCTGTGATGGCTTGAGACCATCAATCATATGAGGAATTGCCCGTGAATACAGAACGTACTTACTATAATCTTTATATTGTCCGTCTATCAGTTCAGTTACATTCATTGCATTAACCATTGTTTACGTGGGATTGAGTTTTTCCCAAACGCTGTTTCGAGTGAAGAACCCGCTCCACTGTCGTAGTCAATGACCTCCGTCACTGGGTCGTTTATCATCAAGTCATATTCATCTACTGATAAACTACCTAACCCCTTATTATACTCTATTTTCCAGTCCGTGTCAAGTCTTGCCTCCTCGAAATCTTTCAGGTCATAGTATCGCTTGACTGCCTTCCCCTTCTTGGCGATAACGATTGGAGACTTAATCAGTAGCACTCGGCCATCCTCGAACAACTCTTTCCAGTTAGAAAAGAAGTTGACCAGCAGAGCGGCGATAGAGAATCCATCATAGTCGGCATCTGCAAGTATTCCTATTTGACCATAGTTCAAATCAACTGCTGGCTCACCCAGTTCCAATCCTATAATGGACATCAATTCAGATAATTCTTTGTTCTTCATAACCTCGGTGGGTTTTAGTTCTCTTACATTACGCACTTTACCACGCAATGGGAATCCACCGTGGATGTCTGTTTTACGTACATTGATTAGATTGGATATTGCTGATTGGCCTTCTGTGATAAACAAAATCTTATCATCAGGATTCTTGGAAGATGCAGAGATATGGGTAGCAACCTTTTTCTTCTTCATACCCTTGTTGGCTTTTCGTAAGGCTCGTGCCTCTGCCAACTGCTTTTTCAGAAGGAGCGTTTCGATAATAGGTTGTATTATCTCATCATTCCTTAGAATTCTAGCAATGAATTTCTCATCAAGGAGCCCGTCAAAGATTGGTTTGATATCGTTTGCATTGTTGGTGAGGCGTTCCTTCGTTTGAGAATCAAATTTTGGGTCGCCCACTGAATTCGTGATAGTCACGAATGTGAGGTGATTTTTAATGTCTGATGGACGTACTGTGAGGCGATGTTTCTTTTTAATAGCCTCTTTCAGTGTCCAAGAAATATCACCAGAGACAATATCACAATGTACTCCACCTCCGAAAGTGTCAATACCATTAATGAATGATATATGCTCGTAAGTCTCGGATGGAATAACTGCCACCTTGAATTTAGGTGTTTCAATAATTTCATAGTTATCGCCTATTTTCTTTAGATATTGCTTAAACGTGGATGCTTGAACAACACGACCATTGTATTTAAATCGTATCTTAGGAAAGCATACAGCCAAATCGTGTACTCGTTTTTCAATCAGATTTTTATGGTCCTCAGTAATTTTGTTCATACCGAGTCTCTGAAAATCTGGGAAAAATGATACGTTGGTACCAATTGGACCTTTCGACTTCGTAATCTCTGTATCTATCTCACTCAAATTATTAGAACAATGGAGTCTGAAATGCTTTTTGCCATCGTCTGTGTGAGCGATAAATTTCTTAGATAAGATATTAACTAGAGTTGAACCTAGTCCGTGCGTCCCGATTGAAACGTGACCATCATCTTCAAAATTGGCTCCAGCACGTAGATTCGTGAATGCCAATTCTGCTTGGGTTTTCCCCAACTCTGGAACATCTACAACAGGAATACCACGACCATTATCTGATATGGTAATCTTGCCGTTATCTTCTAGATAGATTTTAATCTCGTTTGCAAATTTGAAATTGGTCCTGAAGCCTTCATCAATACTATTCGATACAATCTCATCAAATAGTTTCAAGAATGCTGGTACAATCTCAACGGATTCTTTCACAATTGACCCGTCCCGCATCACCCATTTGTCGTGAGAACCAATAGTGGTATCTCCGACATACATTCCTGGGCGATGCAGAACGTGTTCAATTTCAGAAAGAACCTTTACATCGTTCTTTCGCATCGTCATAGACGTTCCTTATTCAAAAGTTGGATAAGTTATGCCTTCATCGGTAAAAATACTAGTTGGGAAACCAATACTCTTTACGGAGTCTAGTCTGAATGAACGCCAGCCATCTGCTGGAATATCATATACTGCTAATGTGTGGGGATTTGGTGCCTTCTTGCGTTTCTCTGGCTTATCTGCGGCCATACCTGGTGGCACTCGCTGGGTGAGAACTTCGTTGAGCAAGGTACATTCCATCACTCGTTCAGTTCCGTCTGCTTTGGTAAACGTAACGGTCGCTACGTCATTCCGTAGCATTTCTACTACGTCCTCTCGTGTGAGGTCTTTTTCGAGACCTTCTTCCGTAACAAAAATCTTATAATTTGACATAATCTAATCTCCTTCAGTCACTTCTTCAATTTATAACACCATTATACTAGGAATGGTGCCGTTTGTCAAGTCTTTTTTTGAACTATTTTCAATTCTTTTGCTTTTTTCTCCTTTCTGGCTATCAATTCCTTGATATGGTCGCTCTGGCCAGAGCCACCATTCGTATTTGTATACACTCTAGGCATAACCTCTACCAATGGCTCATCGTGACACTCACAATCTGAACCACAGCATATACACTCTTCTTTCGGCATCCCACAGGTACATTCTTGTGACCATCTTGGGCTAACGGCTTCTATCGTCATTCTTCATCTCCTTCGGGTCAGCATCATATCTGCCGACTGTAACTTCTTCATCTTCCTCATTTTCATAAACAGAGATTATCGTATTATGGGCCAAATCTTTGATGACCATATGAATTCCTACGTTAACTCCTGCCTTCCAACCACTTCGATAGGAAAAGTACGCACACGCGGCGATACACGGTATAAAAATCATTTGCCACGGCTCTATGTACATAATTTCTCCTATTTGTTGTATATTATACATACATTCGTACCATTTGTCAAGTGGTTTAAGTATTGAACCAACTCCATACTTCTACACTTGGGTGACCCTCTACATTGTCCTGGCCATCATTTGTATGAAAAGTTTGCTCTTTGTGGAATATATCTGCGCCATTTGATTGTTCTGCTATCGTAGGAGTAGACCAATACAAATGACAAGTATGGTTTCCATAGTGATTCCCATTATATAAGACAATAGGATATATTTCACCTTCTATCATACTTATTGTCCCAGAGTTACTAACGTCTGGATGAGAACCGGGAGCCGATGCGATGGCGTTGTTTGCTGTAACACTCGTTTCAACTTGTGTTGGATTCTGGCTCGTTGTTCCTATCCACAGATAGATGGAGTCATCTCCTACTACTCTGAATGTATACGTTTCTGTCGATTGTGCTTTAAAATATCCTTTTATTCTATGTGACCGCTTATTTGTATTATCATCAAGTATTAC